CCCCGTTTAACCCCGGCAGTCGAAAGCAAATTGCAGAAAGACTTCAAGAAAAGGGTTGGAAACCAAAAAAGCACACCGAAAAAGGCAGCATCATCGTCGACGAAGCCGTCCTCGAAACGCTCGACTATCCGGAAGCCAAAACCTTAGCCGAGTATATGATGCTTCAGAAGCGTATAGCACAAGTTGAGTCTTGGTTAGACACGATGAAGTCGGATGGTAGGGTACATGGTCGTCTAATCACCTGTGGGGCTATTACTGGACGTATGACACATATGTCGCCTAACATGGCACAAGTGCCGAACAGTGGTAGTCCTTATGGTTTAGACTGTAGAGAACTTTGGACTGTTGAGAAAGGCAATAAGTTAGTTGGTATCGACGCTTCTGGTTTAGAACTTCGTATGCTTGCTCACTATATGAATGATAATGCGTATACTACTGAAGTCGTATCGGGTGACATCCACACCACAAACCAAAAAGCTGCTGGACTTGAAACGAGGAATCAGGCTAAAACGTTTATTTATGCCTTTCTCTATGGCGCAGGAAGTGCCAAGATCGGGACAATTGTTGGTGGTTCGTCGAAAGAAGGACAAAAGCTCATTGATTCTTTTCTACGCAACACCCCGAAGCTGCAAGAGTTACGGCAAAAGGTTAGTAGGATCTATTCTACAAAAGGAAAACTACCGGGTATTGATGGAAGGAAGTTACTTTGTAGGTCGGAGCATTCAGCCGTTAACACTTTATTGCAAGGTGCGGGTGCGATTGTCATGAAGCAAGCACTGGTGCTCTTAGATCGTAAGTTGAAGACGGCTAAGATCCCTTATAAGTTTGTAGCAAACGTGCATGACGAATGGCAGTTAGAAGTACAAGAAATTTATGCAGAGCAAGTAGGAAAGTTTGGTGTCAAAGCAATTGAAGAAGCAGGACAGGTGTTAGAGATGCGTTGTCCTCTAACTGGTGAATATAAAGTTGGTAACAATTGGAAGGAAACACATTGATGGATCAGATTAGACAAGCAGTCTTAATTCTTTTACGACAAGGTCAAACAATGCAAGAAATTAATTTAGCTTTGACTGGTATTATTCAAGAATTACAAAACTCTGGTGTCTATATGCAAGCAATTCGTGAGCAAGATTTTAGACCATGAGTTTATTTGACGAACTTCCTAAAGAGTTTGTCCCTATAGCAGTGCTAGGAGAAATTGATGGATACTTACATATCTATTCTGGCTTAGACGATGATACACTCTTAGCTATTATTGAGATGGCAGCACAATCAATTGAAGACAGGTCGTATGACGTAAATACAACAACTTTGCAGTAAAATGTAGCATATGTTACACAATTGTAGTATAATAACTAAGCGGTATAACCTAACCTAGATAAGGATAAAAATGACAACAAATATTACAATTAATGGTGAACTAATGTGGTGTAAATGGATGAAGGAATTCAATCCAACATTTAGTGACACAAATAATAAGTACGAATGTACTGTTGGACAAATCAACGATGAAGATTGTTTAAAGCTAGAATCACTTGGCATTAAAGTTAAACAAAGTGAAAAAAACGGAAGATTTATTGTTGGTAAATCTGTTGATCCTAAGTATTATAATGTAAGAGATAAAAAAGGTAATCTAGTAGATACTGACACCATTGGTAATGGAACGAAAGTAACTGTTTTGTTGCACTCTTATACGCACAAGTTAAGCCCTAAGCATGGGAATGCTCCGTCTATTAATGGTATTACAATTAACGAATTAGTGACCTATAATCCTAATGCAGTTGTTGAAGCAGAATTAGACGACGTTCTGTAATGCGAGCTTTAATCGACGCTGATTCTCTTGTATACGCTATCGGTTTTTCCAGTGAAGACATTGAAGAACCTTTAGCTAAATGGAGAATGAATGAAGCTGTCGATACGATTCTTTCTGATGTAGGAGCAGACTGTTACTTTGGTTGGTTAACGGGTAAAGGAAACTTCCGTAACAACATAGCAAAGACTGCTCCTTACAAAGGAACTCGTGTAGCTCCTAAACCTGCTCATTACCAAGCCTTACGAGAACACTTACAGGTCAAGTATGGTTTTATGATGACGCAGGATATAGAAGCTGATGATGCTGTTGCAATAGCTTGTTATGCTATCCCTGAAGACGAAATGATTATGGTACACATTGATAAAGACCTTAATCAACTTCGTGGATGGCATTACAACTATCGTAAGAAAGAAAAGTATCACGTTACAGAATTAGAAGGCTTACACAGTTTTTATATTCAGATGTTAACAGGAGATCGAATTGACAACATTATTGGTCTTAAGGGCATTGGTCCCGTTAAAGCAAAAAGGATACTTGAAGAATGTCAAACAGAACACGAGATGTATCTTACTGTCCTCGAAGCCTATGGAGGAAACGAGGAGCGAGTCTTGGAGAACGGGCAACTACTATGGCTCCAAAGAAGCCACGATCAACTTTGGACACCGCCAAGCTTGTCTTAGTTGAATGGTTGGACGCACTAGCACAAGGCGAATGGCATGAAGCAAAACGAGAAGACTTACGTTGTAAAACAGTTGGATTTATTGTTTTTGAAGACGATGAGCAAATCGAGCTTGCAGGGACTATCACCGAAGGAATGTGCAATAACAGCATTACAATCCCGAAAAAGATGCTTACAAAAAGGAAGGAAGTTAAACTTGAAGCCCCAGTCCGCAAAAGCAAAAGGAAGAAAGCTTCAGCAGTGGTGCAGGGATCAGATACTCCAACGATTCCCGACGTTACACCAAGATGATGTACGGTCAACAAGCATGGGAGCGAGTGGAGAGGATGTGCAACTTAGTCCTCTGGCTAGGTCGTTATTTAATTACACAGTTGAATGCAAAAATAGAAAAGCTATCGCAGTGTACAAAGACTACGAACAAGCAAAGACACACGGATTAGTTGAGCCTTTGGTGATATTAAAACAAAACTTAAGCAAGCCGTTAGCACTAATAGACGCTGAACACTTCTTAGACTTGGTTCAAAAGATTAAAGATTTACAACACCAAATAGATGTATTACTTTTAATAAAAGGAACAAAATGAAAATCGATTATCCAATGAAATTTAGTTTTACATTAGAAGAAGAAAACAACTTACTAAACAAAGTGTTTGTTGTTGAAGGTGATACACAGTGGACAGAACTAATTATTAAGTTTGCTGATTTCTTAAATGCTCAGTATGGTTACGACGTAAAAGAAAAGATTGTATTCTTAAGTGACTATGGTTTTCATGATGAGTGGTCTGTAGTTGGAGAGCGTACAATTACTACTTCTGCTTATAAGTTAGCTAAAGAAATTGATAGCAATCAAGAAGATTTAGATGTGGATTTTGACGAATGAAAATACTACTGCTAGATATTGAGACAAGTCCTAACACAGCCCACGTGTGGGGTCTGTGGCAGCAAAACGTCAGTATCAATCAGTTGATGGAGTCTTCCTATGTCCTCTGCTACGCAGCTAAGTGGCTAGGCGAGGAAGACATCTATTTTGATTCTGTACACCAATCTAAACCTAAAACAATGTTGAAAGGTATTCATGCTCTTTTGGAATCTGCTGATGCTGTTATCCATTACAATGGAACTAAGTTTGATATTCCTACTCTTAACAAAGAATTTTTACTCGCCAAGTTACTCCCTCCATCTCCTTATAAACAGATTGACCTCCTGCGTGTGGTTCGTAGCAATTTTAGGTTTCCTAGCAATAAGCTGGATTATGTTTCTCAACGTTTGGGTCTAGGTAAGAAACACGCTCACGAAGGTCATGAACTTTGGGTGAAGTGCATGAACGGAGATAAAGATGCATGGAAGCGAATGGAAGACTATAACATTCAAGACGTAGTTTTATTAGAGAGTCTTTACGACAATCTTTTGCCTTGGATTAAGAACGCTCCTAATCGTAATCTGTACACGGATCATACTGGTTGTCCTACTTGTGGTTCGCTACATCTGCAGAAACGTGGCACAGCAGTTTCAACTACTGGTTCGTATCAGAGGTATCAATGCAAAGCTTGCGGATCATGGAGCCAAGGCACTAAATCAATTAGAAAAACTGTGGAAGTGAAACACCATGCATGATAATCCAATAGCAATGCCGGGTCCTTACGGCTATGTGGAATGTGAAGGAGAAATAACTCTTGAGGAATATTTCAAGAAGTTACAACTAAGTGCTAAGTATTTAGATGAGGATTTCTCTGTAAAGTCATCGCAAATAGGTGGAGATCACTATCAAAAAGCAGCATTACAGCCTTGGGATATTTTTCTTGCTTGGGGACTTGACCCGTGGGCTGCAAATGTGGTAAAATATATATTAAGATTTCCGTATAAGAATGGCTTGGAAGACCTCCAAAAAGCCAAACATTATGTAGATTTTTTAATTGAGCATTACGATGAAGTTCACGAGAAGTATTACGAGAAAGAAATCTAAGATGTTCCCATTGACGCTGGAAGAACTTCGAGAGCGTCTTAAAAGCCTTGACGAGGTAAGCTTACTGGAGTTATTAAATATAAACTCAGAAGACCTTGTTAAGGCTTTTTCCGACTATATCGAAGACAATTTTGAATCACTTATTAACGAAGTAGACTGGGAAGAAGAATAAATGACATATAAGATGACCCCGTACAACACTTTCATTGCAAAGAGCCGATACAGTCGGTATCTCGATGACAAGGGACGTAGAGAGCATTGGAACGAGACTGTAGCACGTTACTTTGATTTTATGGAGAACCATTTAGCAACAAAACAAAACTATGTATTAACAGCAGAATTACGTGCAGAATTAGAACAAGCTGTAAATGATTTAGCAGTAGTACCTTCGATGAGAGCAGTAATGACTGCAGGACCTGCGTTAGAGCGTCAGAACGTGGCTGCATTCAATTGTTCTTACTTACCAATAGATGACCCTAAAGCCTTTGATGAAGCGATGTATATCCTTCTCTGTGGCACTGGTGTCGGATTCTCCGTGGAGCAACAATATGTTTCTAAGTTACCTGAAATCCCGACTAAGTTGTATGATAGTAAGAGTTCTATTGTTGTGTCGGATTCTAAAGAAGGATGGGCAAAATCACTTCGCCAACTCTTGGCTCTTCTATACGCTGGCGAGATTCCAAAGTTTGACGTATCAAGAGTTAGACCTGCAGGATCTAGACTCAGAACATTCGGTGGAAGAGCTTCTGGACCCGAACCTTTGGAAGAACTTTATAGGTTCTGTGTTACCAAATTTAAGGGAGCAGTTGGTAGACGTCTCAGTTCCCTTGAATGTCATGATATTCTGTGCAAAATCGGGGAAGTTGTTGTCGTGGGCGGAGTCAGACGGTCAGCCATGATTTCTTTGTCAGACTTATCTGACGACAAGATGGCACACGCTAAAGCAGGTAATTGGTGGGACGGACAAGGGCAACGTGCATTAGCTAACAACTCTGCTACCTATACTGAGACACCTTCTATTGGTCAATTTATGAGAGAATGGAGTTCCATTTATGAATCACACAGTGGGGAACGTGGTATCTTCAATCGTGAAGCTTCTCAAGTGCAAGCTGCTAAGAATGGACGACGAGATTCGACTTATGCTTTTGGGACCAATCCGTGTAGCGAGATCATAATCCGTCCTTATCAATTCTGTAATCTGTCTTCTTGTATCATTCGCTCTGATGATACTTATGACAGTATCGCTAATAAGATTCGTCTGGCTACCATTCTCGGCACTTTTCAAGCGTCGTTAACAGACTTCCCTTACTTGCGTAAGATATGGCAGAAGAACACAGAAGAAGAAGCACTCTTAGGTGTATCGATGACTGGTATCTGCGACAACACTTTGTTAAATAATCCGGATGATGTTGAATTACCTGCACGATTGGAGAAACTTCGTGATCTTGCTGTATCTACTAACACTTTCTATGCTGCTGCTATTGGTATTAATCAATCAGTTGCTGTTACTGCGATCAAACCAGAAGGAACTGTTAGTCAGCTTTGTTCTACTGCTAGTGGTATTCATCCTCAACACAGTAAGTTTTATATCCGTCGTGTCAGAGCTGATAATAAAGATCCTCTGACACAGTTTATGATTCAAGCTGGGTTTGTTGCAGAGCCTTGTGTGATGAAGCCTGAGTCAACTACAGTATTTAGTTTTCCTGTAGCAGTTGCAGAAGGTGGACTGTTGCGTGAAGACTTGTCAGCAATACAGCACTTGAAGTTGTGGTTAATATTTCAACGTCATTACTGTGAGCATAAGCCTTCTGTGACTATATCTGTGCTTGAGCATGAATGGATGGATGTTGGGGCTTGGACGTTCAAGCACTTTGATGAAGTAACAGGTGTGTCTTTCTTACCGATGGATGGTGGTACTTACAAGCAAGCACCGTATGAAGAAGTAGACGAAGAAACCTACAATAGATTGAAGTCTTTAGTGCCGACTACAGTAGATTGGGAAAACTTCAAGGAGTATGATGATAACGTTGAAGGTGCTCAGATGCTGTCTTGTACAGCCGGAGGGTGTTCCATATGATAGTAATATTTCACTGGATTTGTGGCTTTAGTGTTGGATTTGAGTACGTCCCTGACTGGGAAGATGAAGCTCACTTCTGTATTGATTTAGGTATTCTACGAATACTGTTTAGTAAACCACATGAAGAAGATGATATTGAATTGATGTAAAAAAGAAGCCCCTTAATTGGGGCTTTCTTTTATGTACCAGCTAAGATTGTTTCTAAGTATTTTTGAGTCTCCGGTGGAGCAGCGTCAAGTCCTTGTTTATTTAAATTACCCATTCCCCAGTTATAAGCTGCTAAAGCCTGTACAGGATCTTTATTATAT